TCCCAGGACAGCAGAAACGGAATGATTCCCGAAAGGAACACCCGAATCCATTAGAAGCCGATTGAGGAACTTTGACGCTGTGACCGATACAATTATCGACACGTCTCGAAACAAGTCGTATATCGCCCTCCAAATGCTTTTGAGGACATCTGAGGCAATAAAGAAGAGCGACTCTCCAAACGAGTACACGATCCCAACGGGAATGGCTACGATTGCGAGGACTACGAGAAAGAGGATTTTCAATATTTTCATAATTCGGGATTTTCAGGGAACCAACCATGCGCTTACTTCACCGCCTGAAAGGACGATGAACTCCACTACCATGCCTATCGCTGTGGTTTCCATTTTCATTCTAATTTTCCGTACTCACCGATTGCAATCGTGATTGTTTCCATTCCGCTTGGTGCAGATAGCTGCACAGTTCTTTCTTCTTGTACAACCCATGTCTTGTAGGTGGCAAAATAAACGCCATCAACTTCTTCGCATTCGGCAAGCGATTCTTGGTCATACATATAATCCAGATGAGGTGTTCTTGCGTCTTTCCAGCCTTCTAAAAAATCAGTATCCGCAGATACTTCTACTCTGTAAATGTTTGATTTTTGCATTATCCTTTTGCTAATACGCCTGCCCTTTGAGCAACGCAGTTTGTTCCTGATGAAATAATTTCTATCCAATGGCGGGAATCACTGGCACTGCCGTCTGGGTCTACGTTACCTTTAAACTCTGCCGAATCTTCGCCACCATTCCACATCGCCCCGCTTTTTATAGCGACTGCATTGTGTTCCTGTCGTTCCCCTTTTTTATCGTCACCACGATAGTCTGTCCAACCACTACCCATGGATGTAAGTTTGTAGCCGCCAGAACTGCCTTTCTTGTCTGCTGTAGAATTGTCAGGACGCATATAACTGCTCGCTTCGCCCGAAAATCTGAGGTAGCCATCGCTGTCGATGTGGCAGCCTCCGTAGTATGAAAACGAGCCGAGTTTTGCGCAGTTGTAGTGAGCCGCAGCAGTGCTTGCTGGCATCGGACCGTTTCGGTCACTTCCTGTTGTAATTAGTGGGCCTGCAAGCTGTTGTGCGTTGTTGCCTGTGAAGTAGGTATTTCCTGAACTATCCCGAAGCCATGTACATTGGTAACCACTCGACACATCTACTATATTAGTCAAGTTATTTTTTTCTCGCGCAAATGTTGATATTGTGCTTGTCGTTCCTTGACCTGTCTGGTAGTCGTAGCCATATCCAGTGCTGTACGCTTCACCGCTTGAATTTATAAGCCACGTGGTGCGAACTCCCATGTAGACCTTTGTCCAGGTTTGGTTGTTGTTCACCATGCTCCAACCCGTCGAACTGTTAGTTGAACCATCGCCCCGTTGACGATACCCACCATAGCCCATGAAATAATAATCGCCACCCTTTATCGCACCCCAAGATTGGTAACCGCCTGTCAAATCAGTCCAGTCTGTATCTGTGCCGTATCTGCGCCATGTTTTGTCTGCCGTAAAACCCGAACCTAACCAAGAGTTGGCTGAGCAATTGTACCACAATTGGCCGCTGGACGTTAAAGCCATGACTTGCGTGTAGGCTCTGCTGCATTCAATCTTGCTGAAGGTCACGGTCGTGAAGGCTTCACTGCGAGCAAACGTTATAGGTACGTCAGCACGCATCCAAAATGAAGTAGTTCCGTATAATTGCGCCCCTGTTACAATTGGGTTTTCCTGAGCCCCTGTGCCTCCTTGCGTAGTGTAAAAACCGTCAACGTTGTTAATGTCCGATGTTGGGACTCCTGATATTTCTCCCATATTATCAATCTATTTGTACCCAATCTTGCGATGGGTTGAAGTAAACTAACTCTTCACCTCCTTGCCCTGTACCGATGTAATGACCGACAACCCTTGAATAATAATTCGTCGTCGTTGGTGCTGTCGCGCTAAACGCCCCACTCGCGCCAATCCACAAGGCACTCCCTGCCGATGCTCCACTTATACTGTTTCCCACATCAACCATCCCCTGCAAAACACATGAACCGCTGCCCGTGTGAAATCCTAAGAATTTTTTGCTGTTGGCGTTGCTAGTGTCAGCTAAAGCGTTCCCCATAATATCGACAATCCTGTTTGATGCAACACTAACATTCGTGTTCATCGTTGTGTTCATGCCTGTCTTTAACTCGTCCTCCTCATAAGATGCGGTGATGTTGTCGAGCTTTGTTTTGTCGGCACTACTCATTGAACCCGCTGCGCTTGTTGTCGCTGCCGTAATTGCAATGTCAGGTGTATTCCCTCCGCTGCTGGTAATTGGTGCTGTACCAGTTACCGCCGTCAATCCACCGCCTCCACCTCCGCTGCTCGCGATTGTAATTGTGTCGCTACCGTTGTCAGATATGGTCACGTTCGCCCCTGCCGCAATCGTCAAGCCGCCCGTTAAACTATTCACAGAAGTAACACCTCCACTTGTTCCGTTTGCTGCCGCTGTAATCCTTCCCTGTGCATCTACCGTTATATCTGCGTTTGTGTAACCACCTGCCGTTACTGCTGTATCGTCGAGGTTCAACACAACACTCCCCGTTGTTGGGCTTGCCGTTAAGCCCGTGCCACCTGTTACATCGTCAACGGTGTTTACTTCTGCTCCGGATTCAATTCCTGCGAGCTTGGACGCATCCGCTGAAGGGTAAGAATTCTTCGCATTGTTTGCGGTTATGTCTGCGGCTTGTTGGGTTGTGATCCCCACCTTCGCTGTATTGGCTGCAACAGCGGCATTCGCTGCAACGCGTGCCTCTGTATAATAGAGATTCCCATTCTCGTCAATGTCTCCCGTATCTAAAACCACAACGCCCGTTTGACCATTTACCGAGTCGACAGGTACGTTTGGTATATCGGTTGTGAGTGCAATCGTTCCGCTTGAGCTTGGAAGAAGTACCGTAACATTGCCCGCGTTCGGAGCGCGAAGCCAAATCTTACCCGTTGAATTCTCCCAATACGTTAACGCCCCTTGTTTGAAGTTAATATCTGCAACCGTAGAAGCAGCGTCGCTCCCTTCGATGGTCATCGCCTCGAACTCGACTTCGTTCCCTTCGGTACCCGCTGCAACTGCAAACGATAAAACACCTGGAGAGGCTTCGGTCACCGTCAATCCCGAAAGGTTGACTTTCATCTTTGCGCTGTTGGCTAGGATGTCGATATAGCCCTTCGTTGTATCGTTTAGGGTATCGTATACCTGCGCACCCGTTCCGCTTGCTTTAAACCGTGCGAGAAGCTCTTGAAGTCCCCCGTTGATCATCCACTTCTGAACGCCTGAGTTGTAAGATAGAACATCCCCTTGCTCCGGGCTTATGATGTCAACATCGGTCAAGTCGTCGAGGGTTTCAATGCCTCCCGTGTTCAAGGTTACTACCCCGTCTCCATCATCGGTAAGGGTGCCATTGTTTACTTTGATCGTGCGAACGCTGAGGACATCGGTTGAGCCGTCGAGCGTCAGCATACGCAAGAAGCCGCGTCGAGCGTATGACGGCTCGTCTCCACCTTCGGGAGATACTCCGTCAATCGGAGCGTTACAAGCATCCCATTCGTAAGGGATCGCAACTGACAAATCCAAGAGAACACCCGAGAGGACGTTCTTCGTCTCTTCTTCAAGTGGGGTTGTTGTCGCGTTTACGACTTCATAGTCTTGAGCAAAGGTGAAGATATTCCCACCCATCCGGATATCTGCGATAATATCCTCTGCGCATTGCTCCGCATCCGATACGACTTCCTTTTGTCGTTCTACCTTGTCGCTCTTGTCCGCGGGTACATCCAAGATATATACCTCGATGTTATAAGTCTTCGTCCCGGTGTCATATGTTGCCCCGGTGTAAACCATATGCATGAGTGGGAACTCGGTAAACTTTGCGAGGTCTACATCATCCGGAGAACCGAAAGAGAATGATTTGATAAAGAAGTGACTCGTCGCGAAGTCTTCGAACCTTTCGACGATGTTATTGAACGTGATCATTTGCGCTTCTGTCTTTTAGATAGCTGAGGTGTTGGAATACGACTTGAACAGGGAGTTCCGTAATCGCGTCCATCTTGAGGATGTCTTCCCCGGCGAGGGAATAGAGGAGGTGATACCATCCCCATTTTTCGCCGATTGGATCGCTTTGTCCGCCACCTCCAGCAAAGATAACTGCATATCGTGAAGCAGTTGATTTCTGGAAGTCCAAAAAAAAAGCAGCATACCCGAGACCAAGTCCGCGGGCATCTCTTCAAATACGCTTGCGTCTTCTTTGGCGGTGTACTTCTTTATCTCGTATTTCTCTCCGAGTTCGTAGGTCACTTCCCGATAGAGGAGAGCGGTAATTTTGTGAGCGTTTGCCCAAAAATCCTCGAGGTGGTTTTCCATGTCGATCCACTCACCCGCTGTAAACTCATCCCAGTTCGGAATAAAGCCGAAGCGTTTTCCGTCCATCTCAACGACTTTCTCATGACGTGCAGTCTCTTGGGTTAGAAGATTGTCAAGATGCGCTGAGGCGGCTTCTATGAGCTTCTGAGGCATCGCACGCAGTTTCTCCACCGAGTACCCCGAACAGATAGATATCTTCTCGAGGGGGTTGTCTGCGGTCATCATGACCTGGAGTTCTCCGAGTGAGAGATCCGACCATCGGTGCGGGAGTTTGAGTTCCATCATTCTAATAACTTGATTTGTTTGGTTTCCTTATCCAAAATGGAATGCGTGAAAAATGCGTGTTTGCGTGAATCGTGCGGGTAGCCCGAAAGTTAGGGCAAAAAAAAAGCCCCGTGAGGGGCTTCTGTTGATCTGGTGGTTTAGATTCTTTCGGTAGTCATTCGGTACATAAACTTCATTCCTTGCGGGGTTTGAATCTTTTCGGTCAATTTCATACCGTCGTTAATCCATTGCTTCATAATGTCCTGAAGTTCTGCCTCGGTTTCGAAGGTTAGTCCTTGAGCTTGGATAAAAACCATAAGGTTTGAAATCTGCTCTTCGAAGTTTTGGAGTTGTGTTGGGAGGTTCATTTGTTCTGTTTGTTTCGTTTGATGTGTCAAATATACGCAATTCTTTTCGTTATCCAACCCTAAAACACATTTTTTTTCTTTTTTCTTTTCTATCCGATAGCATAAGAACCGAAGTTCGGGTTCGTTTGGTTGAATGTGATCGCGTACCTCATCGCGTCAATGGCGTGATTGAATGAATCGACTGGTTCATTCAGTTGCTTCCCGTTCTTGTCTTCCTTCCATTTGTAATTGCGAAGCTCCCGGATGAGGTTCACACTCCGAGCCGTGACAAGAAGCGGTCGCGAATGGAGGAACTGGATTCCATTTTTAACCGAATCCTTTCCCTTTCTTGCTCCGTGAGTATTGAATCCGTGAGCATGTATCTCGTCGATGCTCTTGGGTTCTGCGGAGTCACATATAACAACATCCGATCGATTGACTTGATTATCTCGGAGGACTTTTGCAATATCTGAATTAGTAAGTCTTGTCGCGTAGCAGAGTTCATCGACTGCGAAGCCGTGCCCGTCTGTATAGACTCGGACGATGGCTGTTGGGTCGTTTGTATATCCGAAGTCAACGCCGGTTGTGAGGAGCTTGTATTCATTGGGGATTTGGTTTATTTCTTTCCAGTGGGTGAAGATGGTTGCTGTTGATGTTCCTCGTTCTCCGAGACCGTATACTTTCCAAAAGTTCTCGTCTGCTGTTTTAAACCGCTCAATTTCCAAGACCACACTTTCAGGGAGGAACGGGTTGTCTTTGTACGTGGTGCGGAAGAACTCTGCGTCTTCTCGTGGGATGACTTCTTCATATATCCAATGGAATTCGTCTGA